TTCTCCAGATCTCAGTTACAGGAACTGTACCATCTGCATTCATTCCACCTTTGATCATCAAATCAGCACGGCTAGAGATAGAATAGTGAACGTGAGCTTCTGCACCACCTACAAAGTTATAGAACTCACGGAATGAAGTTCTAGTAGTGATGTCAGAGAATCTTTCACCATACTCACCTCTTGCAGAACCTTTACGGAATAGTTTAGTACCATTCTCTAAGTACTTGTTGTCAAGAAATCTGAAGTTATCATTGTTTACCAACTGAACTGTATAAACAAATCCATCTCCTAAAGGTAAGATGTCTTCATCTGTAATGTACATCTCAACACCATTGTATTTGTCATAAGTGATGATATCACCATGTCCAAACTCACGTCTGTTGATTTTGATACGGAAAGTATTACCATCAGTACCTTTGAATGTGTTACTTGGTTCAATATCCTCAATGATGTAAGGAAGATCTGTAGATACAGGAGTCTGCCATCTGTACTCTCCACGAGCATTATCAACATTGATTACATTTTTGCCACCAAAGCTAGACATTTGGTAAAGAGGCATTTCAACTTTTTGAGCCATAGCCCAAAGGTCAACTGGACCTAAATCCATAGGTTCAGCATCTTTAAGCATGTTCACCAAGTGGTAAGAATCCACATGAGAACTAGCTTGGTAAGCGGTATCCCGGAGGAATATCCCATTGTTTAAAACTGGAGTTGCCATTTTTTATTTGTTTTTGTTTGTTACTAATTAAAATCTCTTGAACATATTATTTCTAGAGATGGTTCTTTGTGCTGGTCTAGATGCAACAGAAGTTCTTCTTTCTTGCTCTTCATCTTGACCTGAGTTAGATGAAGCTATTTTTCTAGACTGTTCAGTCTTCAATTGTCTTACTACTTTTTCAGTAGCTTGTCTACCTCCTTGATCTCTTACTTTGCTTTTGTATCCATTTGGATCTGCAAGTAACCAAAGTGCTTCAGCAATAAGATCATGTCTAGGTTCTACAAACTGATACTTTTCTAATAAGTGTCCGAGTAAGTTTGTAGGTTTACCAGAAATTGAAGGATAGTTAGGCTGTACTAATCCAGAGTAAAGTAAACCTTGAGTTTTTTTGTCAAGCTTTATACCACCTAAATCTCCTACAGATAATGTATTATAAACATTATCAGTGTACATTCTAGCTTGTTCTGTTTGTTGTTGTTTTTTATATTCTTGCTCTTGAAGCTTTCTTGCAACAACCTCTTCTTGCATTCTATCTAACTTAGGCTTAAACTGATTAGCTTTTTGCTCTAATCTATCTAAGTCTGCCCAGTCTTGAATCTCAGCTTCAATTTCTTCAGGTGTACCAAAGTTAGTAGCCCAAAGATATTGTCTTGCTATTTCAGCTTGATCTGATTCATTATCTGGATCAAGTTCTCTGATTTCTTCTACTTGAGCAAGAGTTCTGAAAAGACCTTTAAGATCTTGACCACCATCAGCTACATACTTAGCAGCGTATTGTAGTTCTTCTGGAAGAGCATTGAAGAATTCTCTTGGAACATTTTCTCTTACTTTAGCTTCTCTATCTTGAAAGTTAGCTTCAAATAATTCTCTAAAATCTTTTGTAGTGTATTCATCTAAAGATTTCTCATCATCAAAAGGCATTAGAGTACCTTCCTCAATCATTTTAGTTGCTAGTTCAGCTAGACCTGATTTATCAATCTTTGGTCTTCCTTTGTTACCAGCATCCTCTTCTTGAGTGATAAGTTCATTAAGTTCATCTATAGTTTCTTGAACTTCTACTTTCTTTTCTTCATCTTCTTTCCTTTCTTCAGGAGTTTTAGACTCAGGTTTGTCAAAGAACGTCATATCTGTCTTCTCAGCTGTGAAGACTGATTTCTTTTCAGGTTCTGATTTATCTGTAGGAAGCATCACATTTTCTGCTCCTGGCATCCCAAATAACTCATCAATATTTACATCTACTTGTTCTACCGTTGTAGAATCTTGTACCTGATCCTCAGGCTGGTTGTTGGTTGTTTCCATTGTTGTTGGTTTTTGTTTATACTTTAATATACAAAATAAACTTGGAAAATTTAAAAGACTTCAATACTTTTTTAGCACTATATAGCTACTAGTCTCTTTTTCCTTTATTCATATCATATTTGTTTTTGTTTTCTTGAGCAATCTGCAACTGTTTATCTGCTATTTCTCTTTGAACTTGAAGCTTTTCTCTTTCAATGTCATTCTTTTTAGTTTGTTGAATATTCCTATTAGCTTCTTTATCTCTTTGTAAATCTGTTTGCTCTTTATATTGTTCTGTATCTCTGATGTCTTTCATTGCATCTTTATAATCTGACATTTGATTTTGATTAATATCAACTGTAGATCCATAACCAGCAGCCCTAATTTCAGCAACAGTAATATTATTCTGAAGTTGTCTTTGTTGTTTTTCAGCTTCAGCTTGAATCATTGCTTGTTGTTGTTTTTCTTGAGCAGCAATTTGTTGTTCTTGTATTTGCTGTTGTTGCTGCATTTCTTGTTGTTTAGTCTGTTGTTGTTTTTCTTCAGATGATTTCAATGCATTATTAAGTTCAGAAATTGATTCTGATTGAATAACTTTTCCTAAATCATATATACTAGCTCCAGTAGTATTATTCTGCATAGCCATTTGTTTAAGCTGTTCTAATACAGCTCTATGATTAGCATTGGTACTTGCAAATATGTTTAAGTCTCTCATCAAAAGATCTGTTCCTTCAATTTCAAAGTTTACTTTTTCATCTGCTGTAGTTATGTAAGAAAGTCTAACTGAAGGATTTGTAGAATGATAGTACTGAGCTAAGTCAGTTCTCATCTGATGTACTCTAGGCATTAAGTAATCACAATGCTGCATGAAGAACATTTCTGTTTGAGCATATGAAGCTGACACAGCTTGTTCTACACCTGTAGCAGTTGTTTGAGATAACTGTTGTCCCATTCTTTGAGGATTAACACCAATTACTTCATAAGCTTGTTGCTTAAAGTGATTAGCTAATTGTATCCTTGTCATTAATCTTTCTGTCTGAGATAGATCTAATTTTTGGAAATGAGAAAAGTTTAATGCGTTCTCTGTGTTTGTAATAGAAGTATCCAATGGTAACATCTGGAAGTTCTTCATTGCTACATAGGCTTTAGCTAAGTTACCTTTCCCCCAATCCTCTCCTAATGAGTGTCTAGGTAATGAGTTCTGATCAAGCATGATAATAGTACCTAGCTCATCTACTAGGATATCTGCAATTTGATTATTGACAATATTATATCCAATCTGGTATGGCTTCATTAGATCAAGAAGAGCAGTAGATTTAGTATTTCTATCTGAGAACACAGATCCTTCTACTGGTAACTTACAACCATATAGTGAACTATCTCCTTTAAATTGGAATTTAATAGGGCATAGTTTATTCTGATTTATTCCTAAATATATAGGAGAGAATCCACCAGGATTATTCATACCCCAATATGATGGTATATTAGGTCCAATTTTTACACCACCCCATACTTCATTAATCCAAATCCAGTCTATATGTTCTCCAAATACTAAATTATCTTTAGTTTTATTTTTGAACAATCTGGTATCATAAATAGGTTTCTCTGTTATTTTATAATCTTCAGTTACTATGTCAGTTATAACTTCTCCATTCTCTTCAATCTTTGTTAGATGTCCAAGTTTTTTCTGAGACTTCCAGTAAATAGTACTAACTCTTAATAAGAATACAGTTCCCTGATCATAATAATCCTCACCTTCCATTAGGATTTGATTGATAATATCAATACTATCCATGACAGTACCATTCATTGCTGTAGTATATTGTCTGTATGCTAGAGAAGGCATGTTCACATTCCATTCATGAGTCTTTGTTGCATCATAAAAAGAACCATCATTTTGTACTCCACCAGTAGTATATCCTGCAGATCTAATTGGATAAACAGCTTCCAAAGCATCCATTTGCTCTTCAGTCATTAACCAACCATATTTATCAATTACATCTGATATACTTAACATATCTGTTTTACCTACCCAGTTAGCTTGAGATATGTATCTTGCATCTGGTGACTTATGGTAAAAAGTAATAACAGGATTCCAAAGTTCTACTTCATAGTCATCCTCCATCATGCGGAAATGCCAGAACTCTCTATCTGTAATAAGCATGTCACGGAAACCTCTTTCTTCAAGCTCATCCATTTTAAATCTTTCAACATCTACCTTATGTTGATGCATAGCCCACTGCTCAATCATTGATCTATAATCTTTCTTAAAGAATGATTCTATCTCAGGAAGAGTTTTTAATTTATCTGGATTTGTTTGTTCCTGTGCTTCAGGAGAATTAGGATCTAAACCTTGTTCAATTAAAGCACTAAGTATTTTAAATCTTGCATTATCTAGAAGAGTATCTTCAACCATTTTCCTCTTCTCTTCTAAAAGCTCATTATAAGATATATCATCAACTGCCCTATAGACAAGTTTAGTAGATCTCTTAGCAAATTCAGCTACTAGAACATTAATAACATTTGGTATAATAGGATAGAACTTTAACTCAAGAGCAGATTGATCTTCTTTTGTTAGAATTTCTACAATATCTCTATACTCATTATCTTCTTCAACTATGTAATCTGATTTATCAATTATACCTTTGGCTAACTTATAATTTTTCATAAGTCTTCGGGCATTTCTACGGATCTGTTTAAGACCCTGCCATTCAACCCAGTCTAAATTCCAAGCAGCCCATTCATCATCTTTTTCTGATTTGGGTATAAACTGTAATGGTTGAGTTACAGTACCCATACGGTTTGTATCTGCCTTAGCCCCTTTCTTTAATTGAAGTGCATTATATATTTGCATAACCTTTATTTAAAATTTTTGAAAGCAGATTTTCTAAATCCACTCATTGTATTTCTTGTACCATTACCCATATGTCTAAATGGACTCTTATTTAATTTAAACAAATTTTCTGACTTTTGCAAGTTTTTGGCCGTATCATCCATTATTGTTCTTCTACTGTATCCTCTATTAGACTGTTGAATTTTCATAAAAGCTACAAGAGAAGCAAATGATACTAGCCTATCCACGTTGACACCTGGGGAATATTCTCTCATTTCTTTGAGTAACATTGGATCAGGAATTCTTTCTATACCGTACTTAGTTCTTACAACAGTACCATCAGGTTTTATTTCTTGATCTAATTCCTCTCTGGTATATTCAATAGCATAACTAATTAGGTGAGCCTTAAATAAATTACCGGTATTTTTCCAACCATACTCCTGATAAACATTATTATTTGCACCAAGATCTTTCAAGAAAACTATCTGACTTTTTGGTACAAGGTATTTATGCTTTCTTCTTTGTATCATGTATTGTATAAACAAAGAAATATTGTTCTCAATCAGAGCCCATGCATTATACCATTCAATAATAAGTTCTAATCTTTGATGAGTTTTTGTAATATCATCAAATCTACCACACCATGCAGCTACTATTTTATCTTGCTCTATATAAGTTTCAGTTTCAGTACCTGTAACTTTAGTTACTTCAACTGGAGCTTTCATTACATATATAGAACATAATGATTCTGAAGTAGTTGTTTTACCTTCTGACACGGGGTCAATAGAAGCATAGTATGTTCCAAATGTAGCATCAGCCACAGGTCTTTCCCATACAACAAGACATCCTGTTTTATCCTCAGTCTTTTTAGATATTGGAAATTCAGATATAGGTCTTTTACTAGTTGGTATAACTACTGGTTTACCATTTTCATCTGTAGTAATATCTAAAAATTCATAACCATATTCTTTCTCTTCAATTCTTCTTTCTTGTGCAGCAAGTAAATGAGTTGGAAATAAAGACACTGATCTATGAGCAAAAGCTTCTTCTATATTTCTAGGATGCTGTGATAACTCAAGCTGATAAGCTTCTGGAGACATGTTGGTTTTACATTCAGCAAAATATTTGTCTAAATAGTCTAATGCTTGTTCTACAAGTGAATTACCATAATCATCAATACAAGGAGGCATAGACCATTGTTCAGGAATAAATAAACCTGTCTTACCTGTAGTACCTTTACTATCAATTAAATTTGTTTCAACAGCATACACGTCACTACCTTCAGGATTATTAATCATATCTTTTAAGGGTCCACATTGAGCTAAATCTCCTACTGATCCTGCAGCTATAAACATTCCAGTTGTAATCATACCTGATTTTAAAGCAGGTTTAATATAACCAAAGGTTTGATCCATCTTAGGAGCAATACCAGCCTCTTCATGGAAGAAGTATTTAACCGGACCCCCTACACCATTTGTTGGATCTTTCTCAAATGACATACCTTGTATAGTACCTTTGAGACCCACCTCTGTATTTCTATCTCCTTTCCTTACTTGAATCTTTTGTTGCCACATCATGACTTTGTCTGGAGACATAGGTCTATACCATGCAGTATGTTCATTTAAGAATGCAGCATATTCTTGTAAGAATTTCCAGGATCCTTTCTCATTGATATAATCTTTAAGACTTGCTCCCATTTTAAGAGTTACCCCTGGTTCAAACCACTGCTGATTTAATAATTTGGCCATATGATAATAAGAAGAAGCTATCTGCCTTTTCTTAAGAATAGCTACATGTTTATAGTTTATTTCTGCAAGTAGTTCATAGAGTGCCATATGATATTGAGCATCCCTAATTTTAGCAAATCCAAATTGTTGCAACTCTTTATCAAAGATTGGTAAAAAGTTTAACCACATATAATACTCTCTAGCTATAAACCAAGTATTAGCACCATCTTTAACTATTACACCCTTTCTACATTTGGCTTTTTGATCATCCCAGTAGTTTATGAAATCTTTTGATCTGTAGGGTGCTGTAGTGTATACTCCATCTTTTTTAAATTTGATGGACTCAGATATGAAAACTTTATTGGTAGTTTCATTGAAGTTGTACTTACCTGGTTCTGTAAATAGACTAGAGATAAAGTTACCGAACTCTTCTCTGGAGTCAAAACTTGTTGTTGTCCAGTTTCCATTGTCATAGGTTGGTATGTCTTGATAAATTTCACTCATAATTATTGATCATATGCCATTCCAATTCCTCCACGTACTCTACTTGATTGTTCTTCCTGAAGATCTTTATAAGCACCTTTAAAAGATTGTCTGATTGCCTCATAGTTTTTAGCTGCACTAATAAGTGAGTTTATATTTCCGTCTCTACCTGCAGTTATTGTTGTTACTTCCATATATCTTGCTAATCTATCTAACATGGATGCAATACCTTTATATGCTCTGGATGTTGGAGTTTCATACATTCTCTGGCAGAACTGTAGAGCTGTGAATACAGCATCATCTTCTGTTGAGAACTCACCTTCTATCTGTTGCATTATTAAACTCTCTTTATCTATATCTGGTGTATAGAAAAATGGATTCATATCCGGATTAGGACATGTCATGTAGAAAAGATATTGGTATATTTTTAAGTAATCATCCGGATACTCTTCCATTATATCTTTTAAAGCTTTTAGTGTATAACAGTGTTCTGTTGGTACTACAACATTGTTTTGTACATCAAAGAGTTTGATTAACATATTTATTTCTTTTTAATTGGATTTTCTTTTATATGATGTAATACTGCTATTACCTCATCTACTAAGTATGGTAATGAAATTGGTATTACTTCTTTAACTATTGGGCTCCCAGCACTATCTTTCCTACTGATAGGATATCCCCAGTTATCTTCACCTTCTATTTCAAATGTTACATGATGCACAAATATCTTACCTGGTTTAAGTTTAGGATTATGCTTTAGTATAATATACATATAAATACTCAATTGTAATGCATAATGATTTAAATGACAATCTTCAAGATTACTAACAGGATGCAACATCATTTGTGTTATACCTTCCCAGTTAGTAAATCCTTTTGTTTTAATTTCTTTATTAGTCTTGTAGTCAATGATGTTTACTTTACCATTGACTACTTCAACTAAATCTGACTGGCCACATAAGCCTACTGACTTAAGATAAACCATATGTTCTGGATACACGCCTGGTTCAAGTTTTTGTATTGGAGCAAATCTTACACCCTCATTATCACCAGATGGTTTAAATACAGGTACTGTAACTCCTTCTCTTTCTATAGATGCTAAAGAACAGATATCATCTTCTCTTTGGTTATGATACCATGTCCCTAGTGTAGTAGATCTGTCAGCTTCATTAGTCCAAATCTGCTGAATAATAACTGGATCAACACCATACCATTTAGATCCTTTTTTCCTACTTACTTTTTCTGCAGTTCTTTTTGCATCAAAAGGTTGTTTAAATGCACTTACTACTGTAGTTACACTAATCCAGTTTATAAGTTCTGTAGGATTCACACTTTTATAGCTATGATCCTCAGCTGTAAATATTATACTCATTTTTTTAATTGTTCTATAGCAAGTATTGCTATGTTAAAATTATCTTTATCTTTTGATCTCAACATGGTAATTAAACTTTTTGCTGTTTCAGGTTCTATACTCTTTTTTTCTTCCATCCATTCAACAAACCCTACAGCATTTTCAATTACCATTGCATGTGCAAGATAATCTGCTCCTGCAGCACCTACCATTATACTTATATCTCTTCCTTGTGAAGCTATACCATCAGTCATGAAGGATTCTAGTTCTACCCATTTCATGCATTTTCTATAATTGTGTTAGCTAATAAAACTGATGCATCATCTTCAGACATAAGCATCTTCCTGATATTACTTACTTCTTCTTGATTAAACTTCCCTTCCATACAAGCTATCTTAAGTCTTAGAAACTTATTCTCAAGTTCTAATCTTTCTAGTCTACCTAGAATTTCTGATAATGTACTTGTTGATGTAACTGAAGGTGGTATACTCTGTAGTTGCTCCCATATACCATTTGTATTTATATTTGTATTTCCAGGAATTGTATTAATAGTCTTATTAGGATCACTAACATATATACCTGCATTATGCAATCTATCTGTAAACTTTGACATATTATTAATCTTTAAGGTTTTCTAATGCATCTTCTTCATCTTCAGTAGCAATAGCTTCCCATTTTCCTAATGGACATTCTGAAGATAATGATCTTGTCTTAAATCCAAGTGAACATCCACACTCATTACAACAGGGAGCTGTACCTTTTACAGCACATTTTTTACCTTTACTAGGACATTCACTACAGATACTGTATCTAAGAGCTGCTATTTCTTCTACTGTTTCATCTCTGATAACAGAGTTAGTTATTCCCTCCAAAATCTGTTTCCGGTTCTGCCAAATTATCTTTAGTGTATTTTTCATCTTTGTCTTTCTTAAAATTATCTTTTTTAGTTTCCTGAATAGTTATTTTCTTTTCAATATCTATAAGAGCCTCAAGTTTACTTTCAATCATCTTCTTGTTATAATATGCACCAAATGTTGAAGTGTCATGATTACTCAAGGCTTTTTGATATTTAGGAATAGTTTTTCTTACAGTGCCAGGTCTTACTGCAAAATGCCCCAGACCTTCTACATTAAGTCTGGGGTGTGTTAAATTACTTAGGTTTTGTCTTAGAGTATTGTAAAAAGATTCTATTAAATCTTCTACAAGGTTTGCATCTACAGCTAGATCTTCTGCTACTTGTACATATAGTTTAGTTGCTTTCTTCGGTATCATGGCCTAAGAATTTATAGTCTAATAATATTGTACCAGTAGTTTGAATCTTTAAATTAGGATTTAGTTTAATAAGCTTTTTATTATCTGTATCCTTAATTACTAATGCATTTTTCTCAGCTTTATTAATTGAGTTTCTTACAGTTTGCGGGGATTTAAAAATCCAATCTTCTTCCGCAGATGCATCTAAACAAAAATTAGTAAGCTCTATAGGTTCATTAAAACTAAGTAATGTAAGACAGTTAAGATCAGCTTCACTCATAGTTATCCTATTGATATAACAATGTGTTAGAATTTGAAACTTAACAACATCCCATTTTGACATTTTAACCTTTTTCTGTACTTGATTTACAAGTGCCATGGTCTATTGTTTTTTAAGCTTTCTTTCTTTTGGTGCTTCTGTTACTACTGGATTTTCATCTTCTTCTTCAGCTTGTGCTGCCATTTCAGGATTCATCATCATAGCCATTTGAATCTGAATTTGAGTTCTTTTAAATCTTACTTCATCTAACTCCATCAATTTCTTTTCATACTCATACTGAGCATTGATGTAAGGCATTGAATCTGTGTAAAATTTTAAGAGTTCTTGTTTTCTTTCAGCTAACTGTTCTGCAGATAACTGCTCTTCATTGTGTTGGTTTTCCATAATATATTAATTAAAGTTTAGACAAATATACAATAAAAGTTTAAACAAGAAATATTTAAATAAAAAAATCCAGGCATACAAAGTACCTGGATCTCTATAGTTAGTATGTCTTTATCTATTTTTAATAGTAAAATTTAAGATGGTAAAGGAATAAAAATTTCTTGCCGGATCAATCTCTATTGAAAATAGATCAACTAAAGATATTCTACCTCTAATTGTAATTGTTTTCCAATTAGGTTTGTGGCTTTTCCAGTTGTTTCTAAACTTCATATTACAAAGATAATAACATATCAATTAAATCAGGATGTGGATACATATCCACTTTTCCTCTTATTACATTAGTATGTGAATACATACCTGGAGTTTTATTAGCTCTATCAAGATCTAGCACATCAAAACCATCAGCACCTTTTGCTCTTACATATTCTACCAAACCTATTCTAGGATCAATAGAATATTTATCTGCTATAAATAAAATCCAGTTTTTAAGATTTACTAGTTGTTCTTCAGAATAGTTATGCCAGAATTGAAAACCACGGAATGGTTTAGCTAATTTAATTACTTGACTTGGATCAGCTAAAGTACCTACATAAGTTTTACCATTAACTATCTGACCCATACAACATACTTCTATTGCTACAGAGTTTCTATGCATTAAAGAGTTACCAGTACCTGTATGCCATCCATATCCTCCATCAGGAAAACATTGAACTAATTCACCGTCAAATGTTTTATTCTTACCATCTACAGACTGACCACCTAAGACATACTCAGTAGCTACATTACCTCTCTCATCTCTTCCCCACATGTCTGCTACTTGATAAGGATTAGGTCCTCCGGCAGTATGATGAAGGAAAATCCAATCTTTTGGTACAGGGCCCTTAAAATAAGTGCCTTCCATCATGTAGTGTTTCTTAATCTCTAATGCTTTTACTACTTCTATG